GAACGTGAGACAAAGTAGGACGTTGACGATAAGCGACTGTCAATGTTTTTCTGTGTGAGTTATCCTGGAAACCGTCATTGATCGGGTTAACAGAGGAATTTTGACAACAAAAAAGCATTTTTAAAAAACCCGCAACATGAATTTTGCCTACCGCAGAGTTGCCGTTTGCAACTTCGGTAACCTGACGTAGTAACGCCGGGCAGTAACCTGTAGCCATATTAAAATTAGATTAGTAAGTTAGATCATTTTTGTAGGCTCGGCTTCAAGTCCTTTAAGACTTTCTTCCATTAATGAGCTTACATTAATTTTTGACTTCCCGTTACTCGGAATGATTGGCGGTTGTCCATTGTTTGGCGGATTGCCCGTTAGTTCGCTGTTAGGCGCAGATTGTTTAAGGATCTTATTTTTCGCTAATGTCTTGTTGATGAAATCATCAACAGTTAATTGGCGATTGTTTTCATCGAAGTAGTTTGAACCGTCCTTTTTTTGCAGTTTCAAACTACCGTTTTCATCAAGGATAAAGGATGCGTTGCTATCTTGAAGTTCTTTTTCTAAAATATTTTTTATTGAAATTGCCCTTACGTCTGAAGGCAATTCATCATATATCGTTTTAACCGAACCCGTTTTATTATGGAGATTAAGCTCAGTCTTGAAGGTATTCATTTCGCCTTTGGCCTTTTCGTTGTCAGCCTGTCTGCCTTCTTTCTCAATTCTTAACTGATTATTAAGGGCATCAATTTGCTGATTCAAAGAATCAACTTCAGGAGCTTTTTTAGTTGACTTACTGGCTCCCTCAATTACCTCTTTTAACTTGGTTCCTAAAAGAGCAATTCTTTTTGTAGAACTTCTTTCCTTAGAAACCTCATCAATTACTTTTTGGTCAAGTCCGGCTTCACGGTAAAAGTCATCCAATGACCTGTCCACATTTGCCATGATCTCAGCAAAGTAATGTGTCTTTATTTCAGGATGGTTATTCTTAGCGTCAACGACAGAAAGTAAACTTTTGTTTATTGCACTTTCTAAGTCCTTAGATAATTCAATATTGTCCAAAGCCTGATTAGAAAGTATTTCAGTCAAGCCAGCATCTTTAGGATCAATTCCGGCTTTTTCTGCTAAAGAGAATAAAAACGAATGAAGTTTTACTTTTGCCATTTATCTTGGTTTAGGTCGGGGTTTGGGTTTAGGTCTGCCACAACACATAACTAATTATTTTCGGTTTCTTCAACTTTCTTAGGTCTGCCGCCTTTATTCTTTGTCATTCCTTTTAACTTCTCTAATTGTTCAGGCGTGAACTCTCCTGTTTCCTTTGTACTTTTTACAGCTAAATCACCGTCAACGGGAGTAATTTTTGCCTGTAAATGTGCAGGTAAAAAAGCCTGATTGCTTTCAATATTTCTTTTAGCCGTAAAAGGGAGGTAAACTGTTTTGATTACTACTTTCCCATTCTCATCGTAAAGAAGGTTAATGCCGTCAATCGTTTGTGGTATTTCTACCCTGAGATGCTTTTTAGATAAAAGGACTGACATATTTTTTACCAAATCTAAGAAAGTCTGCTTAACATAACAAAATTATTATGTTAAGTAGATTTGAACCTTTTATAAGCCGCCGTTGCCTTAACCCTGTCCTGAATGTCTTTTGGAACTAACCTTTCAATGACTGGAAAAATTTGATGCCCGCAATTATACCCTCCCCTTCTTACAAAGAAGTTTTCCGCATTTGTGTCCGGTATCATTCCGTTTGGAAGTCCTGTCTTTTCATAAATAGGGACTGGCTTTTGTCCTTCCTCACTTGAATAATAAAGGTCTTTGGCTTCTAACAAATCAGGGACTTCTGTAACATGGAAAAACTTTCTGTCTGTCATCGCATCGCAAAAGGGACGGGTAGTTAAAATATCTTTCCCCTGATACCTAAACCACTCATAACCCAAATCACCTGAGATCGTGTTCATGTACTGAGCCGAATACTGATTAACTGAATCTGTTGCTATTTGTTTAACGTATCTTTCAAGTACTCCCGGCGTTTCGGTTGTTAAAATATATTCTCGTAATTGAGCCGCCAAATCTGAATATTTAACCCCCGTTGTTACGTTTTGTTTCAATAGTTCAGCGATCTTATCAGAAACATTAACACCTATTCCGGCCTCAGTTAAACGGTTAATAGTGTCCTCAATAGTTTGGGATTTTATTTCCTTTACAATCGCCGGAGGTTTAAAAGTCTTTTCAGCTTCAGCGAAATAAGCGTTCTGGAAAGTGGAAACATCATTGAAAACCTTTAAAAAATCCTTTACTTCTTGCTTGTAAGAATCAGTTAATATGATTTTCTTCAGACGGTTTTTAATAGTGTTCAGTAGTCGAATGTTCTTAACAGTATTAGTGATCCTTTTATCCCTTGTGTCAAACTTTTTTATTTGGTCTAAAACATCAGCAAGGATTTCTTTTTGAATATTGGGAATAGAATCATTGAAGCCATTTATAGCATCGTCAATGGTTTTTATTAGTTCATTATAATCCGGCATTTGCTAATTCTGTTGTAAGTTGTCCTTTCATTGTAGCTTTATCAGTTACTTCAGCAACGTAAGTTAAAAGTATTTCTTTCTGTTGTTTAGTATCTAAAACTAAGAAGTTCTGATTCTCACTTATAGCCCTTTCGACAAATGAATTTATATTACAGGAAAGAATGTAATCTTCCTGAGTGATACCGTTATTTGTAAGCCTCATCGCCTTGTCATCCTCTGAAACATTCGCCAACGGATCAAGAGTTAAAACAGCAGCTAATTTTTGCTGAATCTCTTGTTTTCCGGCAAACTTTTTATTTGCGTACTCAATTTCCATTTCATTTATAATAGCCGGATTTAATTTATTTGTCTTTGCGTTCTGAAGTTCTTCTTCATCCAACTTGATAGAAAACAAATCGAAGTTTTCAGGAACAGTTATTTCAGGTTGCATTTCTTCAATCTCTGCTTCTGTATGTTGCATACCATACCTCAAAACAGACATATAATAAGCACTTTGTTCCATTGAGTTTACTAAATCCTCTGCTACCGAGTGAACGAAATTACTTGCCTCATCCCTGTCAACTCCTTTCGCTAGTCCCGATTCCACTAAAGGAACATCTGAAAGGAATTGCATATTAACCGAAGACAAAGCGTTGTAAATATGTTTCTCTACCCTCTTATCTTGAAGTTCTACAATTTCCACAGGTTTCTCCACATACCCAACAGGAGGAATTGCCATCTGTTGCCCTATTTCAGCAGGCTTAACGAGGACTTTTGAATAAGGACTTACAACATACCCTGCCACACAGGAAGGATTATTACAGGAGCTAAAGCCACTAGGATCGCCTTGATTTGTGATTTTTCCCGTTCCATGACAAACACCACATTCAGCCGTTGCCATTTCCCACCTCTCTGGGAAGATGTTCATAATAACCGCAGCTTGTAAATCTGAATACTCCCTTACCGCCTCGTCAAACTCTGGAAGCATACCGGCAATCTTACTCTCGTAAAGTAGTTCACCGTCCAAAGATTTAATTAGAACGCCTCCCAATTTCCAAGCGGGCAAGTAACCGATTTCGTGCGGGATCTCAGAAACTAACTTAAATTCCCTCTTAACGTTTATCTGATCGTATTTTAAATACTGAGTAGTTGTTAAGATATAATAAGAATCCCCTGAATGTTCATTTCCTTTATCGTCCCTGAAAGTTGTTCCTAATGGATTTTTGAGAACAACGTAATCTTCAGACTTAAAGAAAATAACCAAACGTGAATTAAATATCTCCGCAATCGGTTCTTTAAATTCCGTTTCTTCTTTTGCCTCACCTGGAAAGACTGCACAAACCGCATTTGGGTCTATTAAGTACTCTCTTAACCAAACGTCAAACATATACTTCTCTAAACTTTCAAACTTAGGATAGTACTCAGTTAAGTAATCTTGTAAAGTTTCACCTTCAGGTATCTTAAAACTTGTTTCATTGAATTTTACTGACCAATCAGAACTACGTCTTATTTTTTGAAGTGAAGAAAATACTTTATTAAAAGAAGGTTTTGTTTTTGGTTGCCAAATAGTTTTCCTGTACTTAAACACTTCTGCACTCTCGTTAGGTCTTGCCTCACTAATAATTTTATCGGGAAAGATCCCGTCCGCATGAATACGGAAATCTGTTTCAAATTCCTTAGCCTTCTCTCCTATCTCTGACTTATAAGAAGGGTCAAAGTAGTAAGCAAGTTCTTCAGGAGTAAAAATTAGTTTAGGCATTTTACATTATTTTTCTTTCTTCAATTACTCTTTTTTTTGGCTGTAAGGTAAATAAAAATTGCAGCCCTAATTTATAACAAGCGGCTCCCGCTAGTCGATTATATAACTTAATACAATAAGCAGTTACCGAATTTCCTCCCGTACTCATTAACCAAAACTTCTCATAAAGACCTGAATCTTTTTTAGATTCGTTCTTATGTATTCGATCCCAGAAACATGGTTGCCATTTATACGAATGTGGTTGTATTCCGTACATCGAACATGAAATATTTAAAGGAAGTTCATCAGGCATCACCCCTCCGAATTTCATAAACTCAATTTTCGGATCGTGGAAAATCTCTTTAGCCTTATTAAACATTTCAATTATCCTATCGGTCTTTTTAAACCACATTACCTCTGATCTGAATTGATAAAGTTTACCAGTAAGATTATAAGCGTTTTTCTGTTCGTCAATATTTGCCCACATGAAATAGTCTGTTCTTAGTTCGTTATGTCCTGTACTGAAATCAATGAACCCTTCGCTTATAGCTGAAAATTCCACATCCTCCAGCTCTTTAAACAAGGCCGAAGGGTCTCTTTTTTGAAACCAAAGGTTATCTGCATCTATCATTAAAGTAGAATCAAAAGGAGTGTGATCTATTGCATAAAGTTTTGTTCCTACTCCATGATCTTGAGGAATTTCTTTAATGATGTCGAAAATCTCTTTTTGGTATTCTGATAAATGACTTAACCCCCTACCTGAATGAAGTAAACAAATTTGCGTTTCTTTATTTCCCGCTTTAATTGAAACGGCTAAATTGTAAGCCATTCTACCGTAATACGGCCATCGTGTTGCAATTATGACTATCCCGTTTAACATGACATTCCTGTGTTTGACCCGACCACCGCAGTCAGGCT